GTTTGTGAGCTGTGTGAACTTGAAGCTTTTGCTCTAATCCAAAGATTCTCCACAATATCTGCCAAGCCATCCAAGTCGATTTACCATTTTGACGGGCTATAAGAATTCCATTGACTGGAGTTTGCCAGCGGCCATCTGGTTTGAGCCTAAGCGTCTGTTCTGAAAGCCATTCCTGCCAAGGTAACAATTCCTGACCGTATTTAGCGCAGAATTCGACAAACTCCAAGCCTTTTGACGGGTTTTCGGTTAGTTTTGTGTGAATTCGCGGTTTTACCACACCTCGGTAAGCCGAACCAGCCCGAAGCGAAACAAGCTCGGCAGGTTCACTCCCATTATTAACCAGTTCAAGCATAATGGCGCTTGGTCGAGCCAGTTCCGGGTAGAAAATTCCCAATGGGGGTCGTGGGTTTCCAACGTTCTCTCAAAAAAGACCCGGGGGCTATACGATCGCGCTTACCGCTGTTACATCTGACGCAAGCTGCAATCATATTATCTTCGACGCTGATTCCACCTTTACTTATTGGAATGATGTGGTCAACGGTGTTGGCTTCTTGTCCGCAGTAGTAACAAGTATAAGCATCTCGAATCAATACCTTCTCCCGCATTACTTTGTAATGAGTTTTATCATACTCTCTAGCCATTAAATACCAATCGATTCAACTGTATCCATCGCATCATCACTAGAGTAACTGCACTCATTACTGCAATTACCACATTGCCTACACATTAGTGCCATCCCTTAATCTTTAGGTGATTAAGAGCTTTACAAGGCGAACCATCGTATCGATGATCTAGATAACGCATATGCCATTTGACCTGCGCTCTAGGTGTTAAGTCTTTTACCTTAATGTTACGCATTTGTGCTAAGCCATAATGCGACCCATTAACCGCCTGCGGATTGAACCGACTCTCTCGCCATATCAGCTCGACCCAGCATTGGGTCTGCTCGAGGTCGCCCTGTAAATGATTCATTGCTACTAGAGCCCAATCAGTTTGATAACGCTTAAGAGGAAAAGCATTTGAGTTAGGTGATTGAATAATAGTTAGAAAAACGGCAGCTAATGTCGTAGTCATCAGACGAAGACAAAGGCCGCCCCTAAACACTCTGCGACGGGCTGCCTTCGGGCCTCGCCTCGCAGGGAGTGTAACATCTGTGTCAAGAGCGCTCATTAAAAGTCCTGTTCAGACGGCGTTTCTAGTTCTAAAATTTCAATCGTTTCAATGGCCTTTCTAATCATTGCATCTCTTATTTTATCTCTACCATCAGAATGAAATTTAGTTGTTAGATAAGGCTCAGACGCGCTACCAACCGCCCAATCCACTATCTCACCATTTGGCGCAATTACTAAATCATCAACGTATTTAAGATGGCTCAATACATAATCAACATAACTAGGTCTAACCGTCTCGACTATCTCACTAGGCATCTGGCTTTTTACCCATTCAATAAATTTACGATCTGACGTTATTTCCCATTTGAATTTAGGTTGAACGGTAGTTACATAAGCGACCGTCTCACCATCCAATTCAGCCTTTACCCTATCTGCTCCAATGCCGTCCATTTCGGACTGCAATTCAGCTCTTAGGCGGTCTTTTGCTTTCTTGGCTTCGTCGGCTATTAGGCTTACTGCCGCTAGTTTTAGGCTTGTCTCCTTGATTCCCATCTCGCTCCCTTTTCTTTGCTCGATATAACCTCATTCGCAGACTCTCAACCGATATCCCGGCATCCTTGGCGATGAACTCCTCATCGAAGCCCCAACTCCTAAGAAGCCGGATATATTGGAGAGAGTGTCTTTTCACTTCTTACCAGCCCACCCATCACCCTTGAAAATCACATTCACACTCCCAAACTGCTTTTCCATCGGCATTTTGCAATCTGAGCACCACATTGAATGATTGGAATAGACGCTATATGACTGTTCTACTGTGATTAAACATTTGGGACACTTAAACTCATAAGTCGGCATCTACCGTCCAATCTTTGTGGCCGTTGAACATTTTGATTTTGATTTTCTCTTGATCCGCAGCTAGTCGGCAGATACGACATCTCTGAGCTTTCATCTTGTAGTTGCCGCATTGCTCGCAACGATGCACATCATCTTCCTTGGCGGCTAACCGCTCAGTTGGATAGATGATTCGTTGCTCGAAGCATCGCTGACATTCAACCAGCCATACCTCTCCCGGTGCTTCGGGTATATCCGGACAATCGTAGGTCTTTAGAAGCCTATTAGCTGTGATGGCTTTGCAAGACCCACACTTGAACGGATGGTAATCGCCAATCACTTCTTAAACACCCATTTCCCGGACTCATCGACTTTCATCCATTTAGCCGGGCATTGCTCATTACGATCTTTAGAGCTGCATACCCAACCGCGATAATCCTTACCTTCCTTGTTACCTGTCTTGAGCACCATTGCGCCGTGGTTGCAGATTGGAACTTCGTCCGCTATCTCAGCACCTAACGCTTCGACCAAGTGATCGATGTTATGGACGATTGGTTTTGGGTCATCCGGGCGTTGCTCTCTAACGAATTCTGCCAATTTTGCAGATGTTGTTTGTATTGGTTTATAGTGACTCTGGTTGGGTTTAGACCCGTTTGGCTTTGCCAAGTATCCAGCAAGCTGTAAAGCTCTCTGCAAGCTTCCAGTCTCAGCAAGTTCAAGCGCATATTGTTTGGTTTTAACTTCCGAGGAAAGACCCGTCGTCCAAGGATTAGCATCAACTTCAGTTCTAAAGATTTCAGTTTTGACGATATAGACATCGCACTCCTTTGCTAGTGATTCGGCCAAGACGTGAGTTTTAATGCGGTAGTCGGGATGGGCTTTAGTAAATTCGGCAAAACGTTCCCAAACCCCAACATAGTTATCTAGGTAATTCGACATTTAATTGCTCCCTTGTTGCTACGCTGTGGAGTCCATCCATCAGCTGTTCTTTTAATGAATAAAACTGACCATCAGGCCAATTTTGTAAATCAGCAGAGCACTCTAAACAATAAAAGCGCACTTGATTTCTTCTCATCGGACTAGCCGATATGCATTTCCAATAAGCCATTTTCATAGCGTTTGGATGCCATTGATTTCCCTTTAATGTTCCCCAACGTTGCTTGCAGTAATCGCACCATTGGTCTTTATTTGTGTTACGCAGTAGGGTCAAAGTCGCCCCAATCGGTAAATCTGAGCTGACCCAAGATAGCGGAGTATCCAATGAGATCGACAACCGAATCTTCGCGCATCGGGGACTCCACAAGTCTTGAGAGTTTAACCGCGATAAACACCAATGCCAGTTGAGATGGGTCTCTGAACTGAACACCGAGAATTCGGCAGATGTCGTAAACGCGAAGTAGGTGGTGTCTCGGATCACCATACGCAAACCCTCTTTCCCGTAGGGTCTCGCCAGCAATCTCAATCCACTCACTTAACGAACGGTCGGCTAATTCGTCCATCCTTTAGCCCCCTTTCATAACCTTTACGGAATGACTCATCTTGGCGCTGTTCGGATTTGTATTGCTGATAAAGGATAAAAGCCAATAGGCCGTAAATAACTAAATTACTTAACATCGGCGCTCACCCCATAATTGTCGAGAAAATAGGCTGAGACTTCGGAATGTGAAAGCCTTCCCCGAAGCTGTTGTTTACCCATCTTCTCTCTAGCGTATCGACGGATGATTGAGCCTTTAACCCAATTTATGCCATCCGTCCAAGCCCCGGCAGTCGCATCAAAGCGAATTACCGCAACTTTATTTATCATTTTGCTCCCGTTCTGTAATCCTTAAATGGATTTACTGGATAAGGGTCGCAGATTAAATCTATTTAGACAAGAAGCAGGGTGGCGTGTCGGCAATTTAGAAAGCCGACTTCCTTTTCAATCTGATTAGACCCGGCAAAATCGGTCTTTGTTGGAAGCGTCCTTAAAAGCCATTCAGGGGCGTTTATAGCCCCTAAGTCGAACTGGTAGACACCTTTAGGCGTAGCGTTGATATAAAGCGTCCTAGCGCCCGTTCTAGCCCTTATTTCGGCTAAGTAGTCCCATTTCTTGCGTTCTATCATTAATTCGTCGTAATGGGTTCTACGGCATTTAAGCTCGATATAAGCGTCTGAGGTTATGCCGTCAGCTCGGTCGGTCGCTGATAATGGCGTTAAGTCCGGGAATTTGGCCTTTAGCGCCTCGAAGAGTTCGACCTCTCGGAAGTAAATTAGATATCTTCCTCGCCGTCTTCCCAACCGATTTTCTTGATTGGGTCAGCCGGATCTACAAACCAGTCCGGCCAAGAATCGCGTTCCATAGCAAAAGCCAAGGCAAAGTCAGCCTTCCAACCAGCTGCTAAAGCTGCGTCATATATGGCTTTAGATTCGATGAATCGTTGCTCTAGCTTTGTTGGAAATGGGTTGGCTACTGTGCGCGGCTTACGGACTTTACGCTTCTTTGGCGCTTTTTTAGCGACGCGTCTTCTTTGTGCCATTTGTGACCCTTTCCCTTAGAGCTGTCTCAAGGGTAGATTCTAACTTGTCAAGCCGCGAAATCAGCGGAAGGTTCTCAAGTTTTATTATGTAGCGAAGTCCGGCAATTAGTAGGCCAATCGATCCGAGAACGGATGCGACAAAGCCAGCGATGTTACTTGCGTCCATATTCCGGGGAGTTCTTATCTGCCCATCGAAGCGCTGGAGCTGTGATAGCGCCAATCAAAACGGCATATTCGGGAGCGAAGTCGAGCAGGAATGAGACTCCAAGAGTTACGCCGGAAGCTACAACTGCAAGACAGTAATCCTTGAACGCTTCTCTAAACTGTGGAGTTTTTAGTTTCTCAATTAGCGCTTTCATTTGTCTCCTTTGGGTTGAGTTGAAAGAACGAGCCGTCTTTATCGCCTAGGGTCGTAAAGCTGATATGAATATGCGAGCGGTGAGGGTTAGTCCCATTATATTTTCGCCATTTCCATCGAAGGATTGGAGATGCGATTCTGCCGTCGTAAATGACGTATTTGATTCGCTTATCTCCGCGTTTAGCGCAGCGTCTAATCTGGTCGGCGAGTGTGTGAGCTTCTTCAGGATGGGCATTTAAGTCGCTGTCTATATCGATGGCTCGGACGATTCCTTGAGCATCTGCAATATGATCCGAAGAACCTTTAGCGAGATGGCGAGCATCAGCAATCCAGCCATCACTACGCCTATCGCGACTCGGATAGTCATCGTCAATCTGCTCCCTTAATTGAACGCCAGCTTTACAAAGTTTCGCCATTAGCGAAGAAGTAATTTGGCTTCATCCGCAGTTAACCCAATGCGATTCAAAATAGCTTGTTTTGCGGCGACTTTGGCTGCATCTTGTTCGGATTTCCAAACTTCGTATTCAGCAAAACCTTCTTCATATTGTTTTTTCGTAATTGGAGCTTCTTTTACATTAATCCAAACAATAGAATCAAAATCATCACCATTCATTGCAAATTCAACATTTGGACATAAAAAATTGACTATATCTGGGCCTTTTATCATTTTATGCTCCAATCTCCATTAATATAAAACTGGCTTTTTGAGTAGCGCCTCCGTTGTAATTAAAATAACTTGCAACCGACCCCGTTTGATTTTTCATTTGTAATTTATATGTTGTTGATGATGTTGTTGCTGGATTGTCTAAATAGTATGCATTCCAAGTTCCCTGTGTTGCTACTCCTCGATAAGGAACTGCACCAACGAACTCCTGAATCGTGGTCGAACTTCTTACAAATCTAAAATCCAAACCTGTTGCAGAAGATTCAACGTAAGTATCCGCAGCTTGAACAAAAATTAAAATTTTACTATCGTTTGCTGTTGGCGTAATAGAAGTAGTCATACCAGTTACGTCAACATAACTTGTAGATGAAGTTGAAAAATAAGTAGTTGTAGTAGCCTCAACCAATTGTTTTAATTTTCCACCACCTGCTGCGGCAGCCCAACTTGGCACACCACCAGCGACGGTAAGCACTTGTCCCGTTGTCCCAATCGGCAATCTTGTATTCGTATTAGCTGTGGATGAACGATATTCGATATCGCCAAGAGTTGTTGAAGGATTAAGATTTTTAGTCGTTGTATCAATCGACGTTCCAAGCGATCTTATTGCGCTCGCTCCATCCTTAACCAACGCTGTATCGTCAGGCGTTGTCCAGCCATAATTTGAAGTGGTTGCCATTGTGCTCCTTTAAGCCACTATTGTAGCGTCCAACCAAGTCAAGGTTGGGCTAATTGTTTGCCAAGTCTCTGCCGCTGGAACGTTATTCCAACGGAAAGCTTGAAGTGAATATGCAATAGGTGAGACGGTCATCTCGAGAGTTAGACGGTTATAGCCAGCTCTCCAAGTCCATCCCTCGACGAATCCTTGGAACTCACCGCCCACCATATTTGCTGGCAGATTTTGGATGTTAAGCGGTAAGCCCATAAACACTTGAAGCAATGTGTCTCGATCTGTGTCATCAATCTCCGGGCTACCTATCTCAAAAGTTATTCGACTTAGCTCATATTGAGGATATGCCCTAATCTCAAGATAGAAGGCGGCTTGGTCTTCAGCATCCGACTGATTCTTTAACGTAGTTGCCACCGAAGCTGCTAACTGGCCGTAGTCGGCAATCGAGGTGGCATCTGAGTCGGTAACTGAGGAATTGCCTGAGCTTGTGTAACTGATAGTAATTGAGTTGCGAACATCTCCAGCGCGCTTGATGACGTTGAGACCCGGACCAGTTGCGTGATTGCCGTCTAGGTCAACATATCCGTTGGCGGCTAGGTATTCGGCTCGATGAGTTGAGTCGTCGTAAGCAATACGGCCTTGTGAGTCTTCGCGAAGGATGCCAAGTCCGGAAGTTGCCAACTTTGTTACTATCGAATAAACGTTATCAAGTAAGCCATTTTGGGAATCGAGTTCATAGTCGCCGGGACGGTCGATTTCACCCAATCCGCTATTTTGAGCGTTAGCCCAAGTAGTCGTCGGATCATAAGTAGCCCAAGTTAGAGCTGACGGAACTTCGTTCCAAGTATCAAACAAAACACCGGATAGGACTTCATAAATCTGGTCGCCGTCATAATCGCTGGCTAAATTGTCGTCGTAGATTGCTCGAGCTAATCGAGCTAACGCTCCAACGGCAATAATGTTAATGCGTTGGCTTAAAGCGGTTGAGCCGGAGTTGGCTACCTCGACGCTTAGGTCGGTGATAAAGCCGCCGAACAAGTAAACATAAGATCCGTTGGTCTTCTTTACCTCGATTGTGACGGCATCGTTAATTTCAAAATTGACGGCTGATTCGTTGGTTTCTAAAAGGCTTAGGTTGCAATAGCCAGCTTGAGGTTGTTCATAGATATTAGTTCGACCGCTAGTGATTGTCATCCCGGCTAAGGTGGCAGATGTGACGGTCGAGCCGTTTACCTTTATGCGATATTCAGGATTCCAAAGAGTCATAGATTATTGAAATAGGGCGCTAAGTCCGCCAGCTTGTCGTCTTTCAACGCTATTAAGAGCGTCAACTACCGCCCGGGCAAATCCGGTTTCATCTATGGCGGAAGGTGCGTTGACGTTGATATTTATTGCTCGTCCAAATCTTAAATCTTCAGCTGTGGCTTGATTGATGCTTGGCGGAGTCTCTCCAGTTAATTGAGCAACTAATCCTTGAAGTGTTGCAAAGTCTCTTTCAATGTTTGATAAGGCTTTTAGTTGACCCGGAGTTCCGCCGCCTTTAGAGCCAGCAACCGAGCCTGATAATCCTGCAACTGTTGAGCCAAGTCCACCAAGAGCGCCCACTAAGCCGCTTAAAGTAGTTGCGCTTGAAGCGCGACTGCCCAGACTTGATCCGGTGCTCATTTGGAAATTGCCTACTGCTCCACCGCCACCGCCTAACGACAATGCGCTGATATTAGGAAAGGGAAGACGGTTATATTGGGCAATAAGGAAGTTAATGGCATCGACGGCATTTTGCACTAGCGCTTTAATTTCAGTAACCACCCGGCCAATAATGTTAGTTATTGCTCCGATTGCTTTACCAACGCCCTCAATAGCGCGAACTAAAGTAAACTCAAATAATGGGACTAAATAATCTTTTGTAAATGCCCACAAATCTTGAAGAGCTTCTTTATTATCCTCAAAAGCCTGTTTGATTGGCGCTAACGCTCTATCTTTGGCTTCGATAAGTAATGGAATAAATCTGTTTACAATATAGTCAATAAAACCTTTTACCGCCGGAAGTAATGCTTCTCCAACGGATTCTTTAGCTTCATCAAAACGAACTCTTAATCGATTTATTTGACCCTCTAAGGTGTTGGCTTGAGTGCTAGCAGCTCCACCGAAAGTGTCGGCTAGTTGCTTCATTGTGCCGTCTAATCCAAGAGATTTAATTTCGGCAGCTGATAATCCAACACCTAATCGACTGAGCGCTCCGGTGTTGCCTTCATACGCCTTAGATAGCGCATTGGCTACTTGTTCAACTGATTTCCCGGTGGATGCGCTTATATCAAGAGCTAGACCTAGTGAATCGTTAGCTTTAGTTAGATCGCCAGTTGCAGTCGCTAAACGCTGGAACGCTGGTCGAAGTTGCTCATCGGCAATACCGAACGAAAGTGACATTTGTTCGATTTGCTTCTCAACGGAAGCGATTTGAGCATCAGTAGCACCAGTAACATTTCTCAAAGCATTGGCTAAACGATTCTGTGCAGCTTCATCAGCAATCGCCGCTTTAACTCCATCAACGGCTAACTTGCCAGCATAAGCAACGGCAGCTGCGGCTGCTGCGGCAAAAGCGGCTGCTGCCACTTTGCCAAACTTTTCCATTTTGCCACCGAAACCCTCGACCTGAGTTTCGGACTTCTTCATATCATCAACGAATTGCTTCGTCTCTGCAAGAATCTCCAGCTTTAATGTTCTGTAATCTCTAGCCATTAGTTAGCCCATCGCTTCACAATTTTGTCGGTCGCTTCTTCCCACTTGCGAGTCAATTCAGGCTGAATCTTGCGAAGGGTTGGATAAATAAACCATCCCCTAGAGCCTCGGCCATAGCGTCCGGAATAACTTGGGAATTGCTTGAAGCGATTAGATCCAAACTCCAGCCCTGCCCAAAGTTGCTGTGTATTACCGCCACCAGATAAACGCTGACGCGCAAATCCGATATCGATTCGACCCGTCTTTGAGGCTTTTGAGACTTTAGCTCCGTCAACTGTTGCTCTAACCGCTCCTGCTGCTTTCTGACGCGAGCGGCCAGCTTGTTGGATTTCTTTGAGAGCGAAATCAGCCATCTCTCCTGCCACTTGCTTGGCTTCATCGACGGCCTCATCTCCCATTAAATTAAATGCTTTAGCGAGTTGGCGAAGTTCGCGCTGGCTGTATTGACTAAGCCCTACCTCTGCCATTTCGCTCCTTCAAGACTTCCATTGCGGTCATTACGTCGTCAATATCTTCCCAATACTTCATTGGGATTCCGGTTGCTATTGCCAACTCAATAATGAGTCGATTTAGGCTTCCGGTTGCGAACCTTTTGGGTCTTCAAGGTCTCCGATTATTAGTTCATCGACGGTGAGTTCCCAAACGTCATAAGACTTAGTTGGCTTGCCAGCTGCGGCTCTGACGTAAGCGGCGTGAGCCAAGAATAGGAAGTCGGTCTGTTGGTATTCGCGAATATCGGTCATCTTGTAAATCGACTTCCCGGTTTTGCGT